GGCCAAGTACAAGCTCGGCGGCGCGCACCTCTCACACACCATTACCATTCGCCACCTCATCGAGCCCAACCGGCCCGACACCGGTATCCCCTCGAAGTTTAAGTTTCGCGAAGTCTACTGGGCAGAGGGGGCCCCGGCCGGCGAGCTTCTCGACCACCGCGGCTACAACGAGTTCCCGGTCCTTGCGGCCCGTTGGGAAACCACTGGCAATGACCCCTATGGCACCTGCCCTTCCATGGACGCCCTCGGCGATATCATCCAGCTTCAGCATGAAACGAAGAAGAAGGGCCAGGGCCTCGACAAGCTCGTCGATCCTCCAGTCATCGCCGACATTCAGCTTCGCGGCAAGCCCAACGCCCTCCTTCCTCGCGGCGTTACCTACGTCGCAGGTATTAACAATGTAGGCGTGAAGGCCGCCTATCAGATTCAGATCCCTCTGGCCGAGCTTTCCGCCGACATTCAAGACGTTCGTACTCGCATTCGCGAAATCTTCCACAACGACCTCTTCAAGATGATCTCGCAGCTTGAGACCGTGCGAAGCGCAACTGAGATCGATGCGCGGCGTGAAGAAAAGCTCGTTTTGCTTGCAGCTGTGCTCGAACGCTTCCAGAACGAAGCCCTCGATCCTGTCGTCAATCGCTACTTCCAAATCATGCTCCGTGCGGGGCTTCTGCCGGAAATCCCTGAGCAGCTCAAAGGCGCGGCCATCGAAGTCCAGTACGTCTCAATCCTCTCCGTCGCCCAGTCTGCTGTCGGCGCCGCCCCAACCGAACGACTCCTCCAGGTCATCGCTCAGATCGGCCAGATCATCCCGACCACACTCGAGCTTCCGAATTGGGACGAAATGCTCCGCGACTATGCCCGCGACATCGGCGTCAAAGCCTCTCACATTCGGACGCCCGAAGAGTTCCAGGCCGTGCTCAAACAGCAGCAAGATCAGGTCCAGGCGCAGCAAGCCGCGGTTCAGGGCGAACAGCTTGTGCAGGGCGCAAAAACACTCAGTGAGACCGACGTAGGCGGCGGCTCTAATGCCCTCCAAGCCCTCTTGGCCTGAGGGCCAGCCGCTTGCTTTCCTGAACAAAGGATGCCATTATGGCCCAACATGAAGACTTGAAACTGAAGAAAGACGCCAAGCAGGAAGCGGCCCGCGAAAAAATCTTCCAGCTGAACGTTGATGAAGCTTTCAAAGCCCTGCTAGTAACGGACAAAGGCCGTGACTTCCTGTGGTGGCTTTTCGAGCAGACAGGGATAAACCGCAATCCCTTCTCCCAGGACCCCACGGTAACGGGTTTCAATTGCGGCCTACTGGAGGTTGGCCAAAAGGTTCAGGAGCGCTGCATAGCAACCCACCCCGAAGGCTACCTCGAAATGCTCAAGGAGCGTAAAGATGGCAGACGAACAGCAGACGCAGGAAGCGACAACACCTCCGACGACGCCCGATCCGGCGCAGCAGAATACGACGACTACGACCCAGGCACCGGCGACAACGCCTGATCCGGCAACGACCACGACGGACCAGACGACGACCGCGGCGCCCGAGCCTGTCGCCCCGCTAACCCGCGAAGACCTGGCCCTGCCCGAGGGCCTCACCGTTTCCGACGAGCAAGCCTCGGCCCTGCTTGACCTTTTCAACGACGACAAGCTCTCGCCCAAGGACCGCGCCAACAAGCTGGTCGAAATGCACGGCACGCTGGTCCAGTCCGCAATCCAGACCGTCGGCGAACAGATGGTCGCAGAAATTCAGAAGCAGCAGGCCGAATGGGAAACTGCTGTCAAATCAGATCCTGAGATCGGTGGCGCCAACCTCGCCCCGAACCTCGCAAAAGTTTCCAAGCTCATTGACGCCGAGGGTACACCGGAGTTGCGTCAGGCCTTGGATGCCACAGGCGCCGGCAGCCACCCGGAGATTGTAAAGTTCTTCGTCAAAATGGCTGATCGGTTCGCTGAAGGCGCCCCAGCGGGTGGTGGAAATCCCACGACCAAGGAGTCCACCGCTCAACGCATGTACCCCGGAATGAACCCCTAAGAGGACACAACAATGGCAGTCTTGGACGCAAAATATCCCACCCTCTTCGACCTGTCGCAGCGCATGACGCCCGACGGCTCGATTGAGACCGACATCGTCGAAATGCTGAACTCGACGAATGAGATCCTGGACGACATGGTCTGGCAGGAGGGCAACCTCATCACAGGCCACAAGTCCACCATTCGCACCGGCCTTCCGACCCCCACCTGGCGCAAGCTCTACGGCGGCGTTCAGCCCTCGAAGTCCGCAACCCGGCAGATCACCGACAACTGCGGCAACCTCGAAGACTACTCCCGTATCGACCGCGACCTCGCCATGCTCAACGGCAACTCTGCCGCCTGGCGCATGACCGAAGACGCAGCTCACATCGAGGGCATTTCGCAGGAACTCGCTGAAACGATCTTCTACGGCGACGAGGGCGTGGATGAAGCCAAGTTCACCGGCCTCGTTCCCCGCTTCAACGATCCGACGGCGGAGAACGGCAGCCAGCTCATCAACGCCGGTGCCACCACCGGAACGCTCCAGTCCATCTGGCTCGTCGTCTGGGGCCCCCAGTCCCTGTTCGGCATCGTTCCCAAGGGCTCGCGGTCGGGCATTGAAATGCGTGACCTTGGCGAAGATACCGTCGCCGCCCCGGATGGCAACGGCCTCATGCAGGCACTGACGACGCATTACAAGGTCCAGGCCGGTCTGACCGTCCGCGACTGGCGCTACGTCGCTCGTATCTGCAACATCGATGTCGATACGCTGAAGGCGCATCCGACCATCGGCACTGACGTGATCCTGCCCGATCTCATGTACTCGGCGATGGAACGCGTTCAGAACCTCAACGGCCGCGCCGCCTTCTACATGAGCCGGGCCGTGCGTGAGAAGGTCCGCCAGCAGACGGTCAATCTCACCTCCAACTCCACCCTGTCCATGGAAAACGTCGGCGGCAAGATGCTGATGAACTTCCAGGGCATTCCGATGAAGCGCGTCGATGCACTCGCCACCGACGAAACCGCCATCACCTTCGCATAAGGAGCGAAACAATGATCCTCGACTTTCTCAATGAATTCGGAGCTGACGAAGCCGTCGCCGGTGCAGCAGCTACCCGTAACGTCGGCGACGTGATCGACCTCCTCGCCACGGTGGGCGGTGATGTCGGCAGCTATCCGCCGATCTACTGGTACATCAAGATCGACACGGCTCCGACTGGTGCCACCACGGTCGAGTTCAAACTCGTTACGGACTCGACCGGCACACCTGCCGTCGATGGTTCCGCTACGCAGCTCGTCTCGACCGGCGCCATCCCGATCGCTAGCTTGCCCGCCGGAACGGTTCTCGCCTTCCCACTGCCGCACGGTATCGTTTCCGAACGGTACCTGGGGCTCCAGTGCACCAACGTCGGGGCCAGTGCTTTGGCAACGCTCGTCGTCACTTCAGGCCTCACGCTCACTCCGCCGGCCTGGCGTGCTTACCCGGAAGGAGCTAACTAATGCTCGTCAAGCTCCAGACCAAGATGTACTACGATCGCCAGCTGTTCAAGCCGTCGGCGTTCGGAGTCGAGATGCCGGATGAGGCCGTCGAAAGCCTCTCCGACTCGGCCAAGATCCTCAAGGCGGACAAGGACGTTATCGCCCGCTTCGAGGAGCTGAAAAAGGAGCGGGCCAAAAATCGGCCCGCCCGCAACGTCAACGAGGTCTTCACGCAGAAGGCACGTATCGAGAAGCTGGAAAAGGAAGCCAAGGAAATGGCCCTCGCTCACGCCGAAGCGATCGCCGAGTTGCGTGACGAACTCAATGCCCTGAAGGGCGGAAAAAAGCCCGCCGACGCTAAGCTCTAAACGGAGGCCTTCATGGCTGACACGGTTGTTTCAGTATTCAATCAGGCTCTCGGCGCTTGTAAGGTCAGGGCTTCCATCGCAAGCGAAACCGAGAACTCGCCAGAGCTCCGCGTTTGCGTACTCTGGTACGAGACAATACTGAAACAGGTGCTGCGGGCTGCTCCTTGGCCCGCAGCATCATCTTACATGCGCCTCGCACCCTTCGGGGAAAACGAGAACGAGACCTGGGTGCCAGGTTCTCCGGCCCCAGGCTATCGTTACTCCTTCAATCTTCCAGCTGATATGGTACGGCCGCGCGCCATGACAACCTGGGAACCCTTTGAGATTTCCCAGGTCTCGGGCAAAGCGCGCCTTTCCACCAACATCGCTGCGCCAATCCTTTCTTACACTTCCTACCTTACTGACATCACGCAGTGGGACGACTCGTTTCGGCTTGCAGTCGTCTTCGGCCTCGCATCGGTCATCAGTGGGAAGCTTACCGGCTCGCAAAGCCTCGGGCGGGAATTGCAAGGCCAGGCCAATCAGCTTATAGTAGAAGCCCAGGTCTATGCCAGCAATTCCGATGAAGAAACCTACGAAGCTATGCCCGAATGGTTCTCGGCGCGTGGCTACGGCAACGCAAGCTCGCAAAAATTCATCTACCCCAACGGGTCTCTCCTCGTAAACGTAGGCGGCGTCAATGGCGGTTGATTACATTATCCACTCGTTTGGGGCCGGTGAGCTTTCCTCCCAGCTCTTCTTTCGCGGCGATTTCGAGAAGTATGAACTCGGCGTGGCACAGGCTCACAACTGGTTCATCGACTACCGTGGCGGGGCCTCCACTCGCCCAGGCACCAAGTATATCGTCCCGATCCAGCATGATGATAAGGAAGTAACCTGGACCAAGTTCCAGTTCTCCCCTGACGCCGCGAACAGCTATATAATTCTTTTCGGCGATAACTACATTCGGTTCATCCAGAACGAGGGCTATGCGCTCGAAACTGCCAAGGTCATCACTGGCATTTCCCAGGCCGCGGCTGGAGTCGTCACGGCTGTCGGGCATGGCTTTTCCAACGGAGACTACGTCTATATCGAAGGCGTAACTGGCATGACGAATGTCAACGGCCAGTATTTTTGGGTCAAAAATGTAACAGCTAATACCTTCACCCTGCATAACTCTATTGGCGGGGATTTCAGTACCGCATCCTATCCGGCCTATTCCGCAGGTGGCACGGTCTCTCGCGTCTACACTGTAGCATCGCCATATGTCGCAACGGACCTCGCCGGCCTTCGTTTCAATCAAATCCGGAATGAACTCCGCATTACCTCAAATGATTTCACGCCCAAGACGCTGACGCGCATTAACCATACTAACTGGACGCTCTCTGATGCGCTTTCAGTTGATCTTCCGGCGCGACCTGGCAAACCGACAGTAGCCGCAAGCTCCGCAGGCACCGCCGGGCTTATCGTATGTGTCACGGCTGTTGATGCGCTGGGCCAAGAAAGCCTTCCGTCACATGTCGGGGTCATTACAAACTGCGTTAACTACGCTACTGTAGCCGGCTCCGCCACGTTCACCTGGGCCGCATTGCCTGGCGCAGTCTACTATAACGTCTATCGCTCTGTGATCCTCGCCGACGGCTCTAAAATCCATACTGGCTACGACATGGGCTACATCGGCAAAACTACTGTACCGGAGTTGACCGACCAGAATATCATTCCTGACTACACGCGCACGCCGCCGAACCTCTCGAAGCCGTTCGCAGATGGCGTAGTGGTAGCTATTCAAATCACGGCCCCAGGTTCTGGCTACTCACAAGAAACTGACTCAACGGTTTTCACCATCACCACCTCGACGGGCTCCGGCTTCATCGGCTACCCTATCGTCAACGGGGCCGGCAAAGTAGTCGGCGCGAAGATTATTGACGGCGGTAGTGAATACATTTCAACTGATACCATTGCAATCACGGGCGGCGGCGGTACAGGTGCAACCGCGACGATGGAAGTTTCAGCGGCTTCTGGCAACAACCCTGCGCTTTCTGTAGTGCATAAACAGCGCCAGATTTATGCGGCCACTGAAAGCGCGCCGCTAACTCTCGTCGGTTCGCAGATCAAGCTCTACAATAACTTCAACTATTCCGACGCACAGAACGACAACGAGAGTTTCTCTTACGACTTGGACTCGGAAGAGGTCACGCCAATTCGGCACCTGCTTTCTGGAAAGGGCGGTCTCCTCGTGATGACCGATGGCGGTATTTGGCTCTTGAATGGCGGCGATCTAGGCACACAGCTGACCCCGAAAAAAGCCAGCGCAGATCCGCAGTCGTTCCTCGGTGTCTCTCCTACCCGGCCACTCCCGATTGGCGAGGACATTATCTACGTCGAAGCCGTCGGTTCCACTGTGCGCCTTCTCGGCTTGAACCAGTATACTGACGACTATCGTGGCGAGGACATTTCTATCCTCTCCAACCATTTCTTCAGTAATAGTAACTACATCGTCGATTGGGCCTACGCGTCCGATCCGTTCAAGATCACCTGGGCCGTGCGAACCGATGGCGAACTTCTTGGCCTGACGATCGTGCGCGAGCATAAGGTACTAGCCTGGACCCGTCATAGCACTGCCGGCTATTTCAAGAAAACCCTGTCCATGCGCGAAGGCAAGACCATTGGCATGTATTTCATCGTTGAGCGGGAGATTGGTGGACGTTCAGTAAAGCTGGTTGAAAAGTTCGCACCGCGCCAGTATGACTATGTCGATGATGCTTGGTGCGTAGATTGCGGCCTTGCGACTGAGCGTAACTATCCCGCGGGCACACTGACATTTTCAGCAACTGAAGGACTCGGCGTCACGGCCACAACCTCTGTCGATACTTTCTCCCCGTCCAGTGTTGGAGCTTACCTTCGCTGTGGTACTGGCCGCGCCTTTATCACCAGCTACGTCGATGCAAAGAATGTTCTTGTCACTGTTGTTAATCCTATTCCCGCAATTCCGCAGCGTGAGGTGGCACAGATTTTCGCTACCGGTACCTGGTCTTATGACGAAGGCTTCACAACTGTATCTGGCCTTGACCACCTTGAAGGTGAAACGGTTTCAGTCCTCGCAGACGGCGCCGTATTTGAAAACCTGACCGTTGCACTAGGCAAGATCACTCTTCCAGTCTCCGTGACCTATGCCGTCGTCGGCCTTCCCTACTCGTGTCGGCTCAAGACACTTCCGCCCTCGGTAGTGCAAGGCGTGATCGAGGACAAAGACAAGCGCATCATCGGCGTAGCCTTCAGGCATCATGAAACTCGAGGGCTGAAAGCGGGACAGAAAGAAGAGTGGCTTGATGATGTTAAGTTCGATACACCTGTAATTGGCGGAGCCCCCACTTCCCTTCAGTCCGCCATTACTGAGCATATCATCGATGGCAACTTTCACGCCGACGGGCAGGTGATTTTCGCGCAAGACCAACCCCTACCGGCGACAATTCTCGGCTACGTCCTCAAGATGAGTATCGGCGATGTTGCAGATTGAACCGCTTCTGAAAAAGCCTGATGACCTGGAAGAAGCTCTACTCCCGGCCAGCCTGGCAGAATTGCAAAAGGTAGACGTGGATCTGGCTTTCCGCGCTATCGCCCCTGACGGCTGGATTGTTCGTAATGACGACCAGCTTATCTTTGTACTCGGCTTCGTCAAGACAGGCTCGATAATCGGCGCCAATACCGAGGTCTGGCTTCTCGTTTGCCGCGGCGCCGAGGAACTTGATATATCAGCCTGGCGCGTCCTTCGCCGGCATTTTCAACAGGCTGTCGGAGATCGAGGCCGTGTCTCAGCCCGTGTCCGCACAGACTTCCAGCTTGGCAAACATTTTGCCAGGTTCTTCGGCTTTCGTTATACCCACACCTCCGATCAATACGATTTCTATGGAGCAACCTAATGGCTTTTGCACCTGCATTAGCGCCACTTCTCGGGGGCCTTGGCGGAGGCGGTCTCAGCCTCGGAACCGTGCTTTCAGGCATCGGTACTGCCGTTGGCATTTTCGGTCAAATCAGCGCGAATAATGCCCGCGCCGCTATGGCCAGGGAAAATGCACGCCGCGCCGCTGATAATGCCGTTCGCACGCAGCAGGCCTCACAGATCGAGCAGCAAGCCAAAGATGCTGAAACGGCCGCGATGCTCGGGGAACTGGAAGCGCAGCAAAGCGCCTCAGGCCTTTCCACTCTTAGCGGCTCCAGTTCTTTGGTCCGTCGTCGGGCTAGAGTCCTGGGCCGCCAAGATGCCATGAACCTCCGCCGGCGTGGCGATGTTGAGTCGCAGAACTATCTCAATCAAGCTGCTGACTTCAAGGCCGAGGCCGCTGACGCAAAACGCAACAACCTCTTCACGTTTCTCAGCGGAGCGACGAAGATAGGTTCAACCCTCCTCGGTGGGGCGTCGTCCACCAGCAGCACCTACGATCCGTGGAAAGGAATGCGTCGTGTCACCTATTAATCTCGCTCGTGGAACCGTAAGTGCTGAACAGCCTGCAACTGGTTATTCCAATCGCCAGATCGATCCGAATGATTACGGGGCTCAGCTTGGGCGCGCGCTTGAACAGGCCGGCGCAGAACTTCGCGCAGAAGAGGATCGGAGGAAGAAGGAACTCGAGGCCCAGAACAAGCAACTTCGCAAATTCGAGGTGGCAAAGCGCTTTGCCGAAGAAGGCCTGGCTGCGCAGCAGGACATGCAGAAGCGGATTGAGGAGGCCCCACTCGGTGCGCCGAAATTCACCGAACAGCTGCTTTCCGACTATGAAAAGCGCCACAAAGGTATTCTCGACGAGCTGCGCGCTGCCGGCTATGAAGAGGAGGTCATCAATGAAATGGACCTCAACCTTACTGGTATGCGTTCTTCTCTGCATGGGGAGGGCTATAAGTTCGAGTCCACTTCGCGTGTTGCTAAAGTCAGGGAAGATCTGGATAAGGTCGGCCTTGACCTGAGCCAGCTTGCAGGTTCCAATCCGGCTGAAATGGAAGCCGCGCTCGAAACGGCCTACGATACGATCGACGAACTTCCCGGCCTTGACGCGCCGCTCAAGCAAAAGCTGAAGGACGAACAACGCAAGGTCATTGTGGAGGCTGCCGGTTACGGTCTGGCCGACCAAGAACCCATGACCGTTTTGAACTTGTTGACTGGCGGCCGTTGGTCTCAGGGCCGTGGAAGGCCGCTTGCCGCGCAGGACCTGCCGCCGGAAGCAAACGTCGTACTGAATGTTATCTCCGGGACTGAGTCGCCTGGCTATGACGTTATGCACGGCGGCTCGCGGTTTGGTAGTTATGACCGGCACCCTAATACACCGCAGGTTATTCGATCCGGCCCGAACGCAGGGGAAACTTCCACGGCGGCTGGGCGATACCAAGATATCAAATCTACCTGGGACCGCATCGCCGCTGCCAACGGCTTCACTGACTTCTCGCCTGAGAACCAGGACCGCGGCAATTGGTGGCTGGCACAGGAAGACTACAAGACCAACACTGGTCGCGATCTTATCGCCGACGTAAGGGCGGGAAACTTTGCTGAGGTCCGTCGTGGACTAGCTTCCACATGGGAGGGCTTAGCTGGTATCTCTGATGCCGAGTTTGCCCGCCGCATGATGGGTGAAGGGACCGGCATCGCCGCCACCACTCAGCTCATCGACGGCAAGACTGGCAATCCAGTTCTCGATGCTCTCGACGCCTCACAGCGCCGGGCTGTGCTTTCCGCGGCTCAGACAAAAGTCAATCAAGCCCAGGCAAGTTACCGCGCCGACCTGGACCAGCGGACTGAAAATGCCACCGCCGCCTATATGACAACTGGCACTTACGAAGGCCAGGCCCCAACGCGAGAAGAGTTCTACCAAGCCTATGCTCCCAACGTGGCTGAGCAAAAGTGGAAGGCGTTTGAAGGCGCGCAGCATACTGGCGCGTTTGTCCAAGACATGAAGACTATGTCGGGCGATGCCATAGCAGAGCAACTGGCCGAAATGATGCCGAAGAATACTGCGTCACCGACCTATGCGCAGGAGCTCCGCAATTTCGAGGCCGCGCAAACGGCAGCAAAGAACACACTGGCGCAGCGGGAGCAGGATGCCGCAGGCTATGTGGTCCGAAACTATCCCGCAGCCAAGGACGCATGGGCCGCTGTCTCCCAGGGGCAAGCGCCCATGTCTCAAGCCTTCGCTCAAATGCAGGCGGGCTACGAACAGCTTGGCATCCCGCCTCATCAGCGTATGGCCTGGCCGGAAGACGTGGCCGCGAAGCAGGTAGCACGGTATGCTGCCATGACGCCGGAGCAGAAGATTGGCTTCGTTACTGGCTTGCGCCAAGAAGCTGGCAACCTCTATCCCGCCGCCCTCAAGCAGCTGGAAAAGAATGGTCTTCCGGCCGAGGCGTACTTGAGTGCTCTCGTCACCATGAGCCCTGAGTCAGCGCCTGTTGCGGCCAATGCCCTCCGCGGGTTGCAGCTTATGGAGCAGGATCCGACGCGCAAGCCGAAGGAAGAGGGAATGCGGATGACGTTTCAGGAACAGCTTGGCGCCTCGCAAATGTACCTCGACGGAAACTACACCGCTGGCATCTATCGCGCCGCCATGGGCCTGTATGTGGCAAAGGGCGGCAATCCTGACGTAGCTTATACAGGTAACGACTTGTATAAGCAGAGCTTGCAGGAAGTACTCGGCGCGCCGATTGTTTCAGGCCCTTCAGTTAATTCAATCCCGACGCTCCTTCCACCCGGCTCTACCAAAGACGACTTCCTCGGGTTCAAGGAGGCCGTCACCGATGAAGACCTCTTGCGACTTTCCCGGAACAACAGTTCGCCGATGTACGCAACTGGCGAAAAGGCTACTGCGTCCGACATCGCTGACGAGGGGACCTTTGTTCGCATCGGCCCTTCGTCCTACACGATCGTTATGGAAAGCGATGGGCAGCCACTGCTTGATGCCTCGGGCCAGCGCTATATGCTTTGGCTCGACTCGAAGACGGTGAAGGACATTGCCGGCGAGGCTGAAGCTATTCGACAAACAATGGATAGGCTGGGGGCAACGATCGGTGGAATGGTGGAGCCCGGTAATGGTACTGAAAAGCTCAACGAAGCTGGAGCGGCTATTGGCTCTATGCTTACTCCAAAAGAGGGCGCTGGTAGTGCCACAACCCCTTTTCCGGGCGCTGAAAAACTTACAACTGTAGAAAGGGCTTTTGTCGGTATAGTTGAAAGTGGCCTTAATATGGGCGCGCTTGGAACGCCGTCGAGGCTATTCATGGAGATGGTAAAAGGTCGCCGCGATCCGATAACGGAAGCTGACTTTAGCCAAGAAGAGCAAGAGGGCTTTAAGAAACTTGTACTCAAGCACGCGGCTGGCAAGGCCTCAGGAAGAATTGATTATAAGGACTACCTTGGCTCTGATGTTGACAAAAATATCCTCGGCGGATTTGGCTATAAAATCGAGGGCGATACTGTTTATATCGAAGACATTTACGACTTTAAACCGGCGCTTAACAGTACGCTAGAGGATAATGCCATAATTCAGGTGCTTGGTATGGCAATTAAACCTGAAGTTTTGGCTAATCGGATTGGCGGAAAACTTATGCCTGATACCGGCAAGGGGATACAAGTAAGGATTAAGCTATGACCGTTATAGAAGACTGGTCCACGTCCCACCTCGCCCCGCTTCAGCCGGGCGAAGGCTCTTTCGGCCCGACCTCCGGCTTCTCCGAGAACTTCTTCGCGGCCTCGGAGCGCCAGTTCCGTGTTGACTCCATGTTTGGCCTCCAGGCTGAAATGTCCGATCGCTTCCGCACAACACTGGACGCCGCGAAAGCCGCCAGCGGAGAACAGTTTGACGTTGACGAAGCAGCCCTCATTCCGTGGATCAGGCAGAAGAAAGGGGAAGCGCCATTTTCTACTTTAGACCCCTGGCGCCCGTTCCAAGACAAGCAACGCCTGCTTGACCAGATGAACACCTTCAACGCTCGGCTTCAACAAATGAAGGCCGAGGGCAAGCCGGTTCAGACCCTCGACGATATACTGCAGGATACGGTAAAAAGCCGAGCTGCGATTACGGGCGAGGCGGATAAAGCGGGGCGGACGGCTGGGCTCGCTGGCATGGCTGGTGGACTTCTCGGTTCCATGTGGGGATCGCTTAGCTTTGAGCGCGATCCGGTACTCGTAGGCAGCTTCTTTCTTCCTGGTTTTGGCCGCGCCGTCGCCACCAGGCTGATGTCTGAATTTGCCATGAATGCTGGGGCTGAAGCGGTCCAACAGTTCTCTGGTATTCGCCCGACACGAGAGTTGCTCGATGAAGAACAGCGCAATCCCTGGGGCGACATTCTTATCGCGGGCGCGCTCGGGGCAGGTGTGCGCGGTGCTATGGAAGTTGCGCCCTCGGCCTTCCGTTCCGTAGAGCGTATGATTGCGCCTGATCGTGCCAACGCGAGGGTCTTCCGCGATACGATGGAACAGGTCCTGCAGGAAGACTTCCCCATCCGCACTCCGACTGAAGCCGAGCTTCTTCGGGGCCTGGAACGGTTGCCGCAGACGCCGAAGGTCAGGGCGGCGCGTGAAGTCTTGCTGGCCGAGATGGAAGCTATTCAGGCCCAAGGCTATCGCCCGCCTCTGGCACGGCGCGTTGAAGCCCGGCTTTCCGCGCAAGAAATCGCCGATGCCATAGCTGTGGCAGAAGGGCGTAAAACTTCCACCGCTGTCAATCGGTTTCTTCCGGAGGTTGCTGATGAACAAGGACGCGTTCCGGCCTCGATCGAAGCTATGGCGCGGGAAGTTCAGCCCGCGCTCTACCGCGACCTGGAAGAAGCACGCGCTCGCGTTACCGAGGTTGATGCGCAAATCCAAGCCGCTGAGGCTGCACGCACTTCACGCCGTCTCGCTGATACTTTCAACCGCGTAGCCCCGGACCTGGAAGAACGGGTCCGGCTTATTGAGGAGGAACTCGATGGCGCTATTCCGCGCAAACGCAGGCAAGCACTGGAAAAAGAACTGGACGGGCTGGTCGAAGCAGTGGGGCCGGAGACTCTCGTTCGTGCCGAAGCTGATGCCGGTATTGGCCCGAAGAAAGAGGCACGGCGACTGCAGAAGCAGCGGTCGCTGAGACAGAAGGAATACAACAGGCTGAAGAAAGAAGCCGATGCCGTTGAGCTCAAGGTTCTCGAAGACATGCGCGCGAGGGCGAAAATTGCCCAGATGATGCAGGGCGGAAGGGATTTCAGGGGCGAAACACGCAGGCTCGATGCGGCAGAACGTGACCGACCGGCTATGACAGAAGGGATCAAGCGCCGAGTTTTGGAGCCAGCTCCGACAGAAACTGGTGGAGCCAGCCCCAAGCCTACCACGCCTACCATTCCTGAAAAGATTGACCTGGGTGACGATACTCTTGTCGAGTCTTCCTTCCGTTTTATTGACGATGAAACTGGCACGGCGATGACCGTAGCCGAGGCTTTTAAAGACATGGCCGATGATGACGCCATGCTTGCCGCCATGAGGAGCTGTGCACTATGAGCTTTATCGATTGTATCCTAACTGCGCAGAAGACCGGCGGGCTCAGTGAGAAGAAGGTGAAGGAGGCAACTGAAGCCTACGAGGCCGCGCTTCTCAAAGCCGCCGACGATGGCCTTGAAGGCTCCGCCGCCGCTGACTTCGCTTCGATGGAGGCCGTCAAAGCTATCGACGCCCGCACTGCCGACAAGCGCTGGCAGCGGATTAATCAGATCAGGCGGGAGCACGAACTTCACGGCATCATCACCAAGGCGAAGCGCGGGAAGGATTTCCAGGGCATTGTGGACGATCTTTCCCACAAACTGGAGTCAGCGAAGCACACTGAAATAGGCCGCGCTGGTTCGCTTTTCGTCGAGAACCTGGAGAAGTACGGCCCCAAGCTTGCAGGGCTTCGCCAGTCTACAGCTGACATGCGCGATGCTATCTACGAGGTATTTGGGAAAAGCACCGGCAACGCAGATGCTAAGGCGCTGGCGAAGGAGGCCCTTGCTGTCGAAGAATACTTGCGTAAGCGGGCAAACGCCTTCGGAGCCTCGATCCACGAAAACCCCAATCGCAGGTTGCCGCAGATCCATGACCGCCTGAAACTTCGCATGGCCGGTGAGGACAAGTGGGTAGCCGATCATCTTCGCGAGGGCGTGCTTGATTGGGACGTAATGGAGTATGATGGGAAGTATATTCCACAGGCTCAGCGTGAGAAGATCCTTCGTACCGTTTACCAGACCATTATTACTGACGGCTATAGCAAGCGCGAACCTGGGCGTGGGCGGGGCGCCGGCAGTCTTGCTACCGAACTTTCCCGCGAGAGGTTCTTGTATTACAAAGGCCCTGACGCTTGGCTTGAAATGTCCGAGCGGTATGGGCGTGGGAATTTCTTCCAGCAGTTCATTGGCCAGATTGAGTCGATGGCAGGGAACATTGCGTCCATGAAAGTGTTTGGCCCGAACCCTGACGCCGGCCTCGCCTTCACACGGCACACAATGGAGCGTCATGCGGCAGACCTGACAAAAGCCCAGGGCACCGCACCGTTGAAGGGCCGCTCGAATGAGTCACTGGCTAATTACGCCAACGACTCCCTCCAGGAACAATTCAACATCCACTCTCGCCGCGTACTTAATGGCGAGGAGAACATGGCCGCAACCACACCAGCTACTATTCGGACGCTTGTTGGCGCCCAGGCGCTCGGCTCAGCTTTCCTCTCGGCAATGGGCGACCTTGGCTTCGCTCGGCACACGGCGCTTATGAACCAGCTGCCCGGCATCAAGCATATGCGTAGTTACCTGAAGTATATGAACCCACTTGATAAGCAGGGTCGCAAGCTTGCGATCCGCAGTGGTCTTGTAGCTGAGTCGGCGATGGCTGTGGCATCCAGCTACCAGCGCTACTTCGGCCCTATGGTAGGTAATGCCGTGGCCCGCCGCGTCAGTGACGTAACCTTCCGCACTACGCTCCTGACTCCGCATACCCAGGCGGCGAAGTGGGCATGGGGTATGGAAACTATGGGCATGTTTGCCGATCACTCAGGCAAGCGGTGGGATCAACTTCCCTTCACTCGGATGCTTGAACGCTACGGTATTACTGAAGCCGATTGGGACCTGTTCAGGAAGACACCGGTTCATGACCCCGAGGGCGCTCATTTGCTCCGCCCTAATGACCTGTTCTTCAATGCCACTACCGCAGCTGAGCGCCGTGTTGCAGACAAGTTCCAGGACATGATCCTCGACACGACCAACGTAGCTGTGCCGACCGCCGACTACCGAGTCCTAGCTACGATGGGCAAGGGCGTTAACCCTGGTACGCTGCGCGGCGAATTGCTTAACGTAGTTGGTATGGTCAAAACCTTTCCGGTCCTGATGTATACGCTTTACGGCAGGGAAATGATGCAGCGCTCTACGACGCAGGGCCGCCTGGCTTACCTCGGTTCCTTCGCAGCTTTCACAGTTATTGGTGGGGCCTTCATCACACAGACCAAAGCAGTTGCCAATGGCCGCGATCCTGAGGACATGACTGATCCGGCCTTCTGGCTCAAGTCCGCTATCAATGGCGGCACCTTCGGCCTCATGGGAGACTTGGTCGTCAACGGCCTGGAAGCGACTTTCGGCGGCCCAGTCCCGCAAACTATTGATACCACACTTAACCTCTTCAAAGAAACCGGCGCGATGATTGGAGGGGATCCGAAAGCTAATCCATCGGGCGAGGCAATCAAGCTTAGCTCAAAGCTTATTCCCGGCTCCAACTGGTGGCAGACCAAGCTTCTTCTCCAGCGCTCCATGTGGGACCAGATCATGCAGTCGGCTGACCCGCAAGCTTACCGCAGGATGAAACAATTTGAAAGCCGTAAGGCCAAGGAAAACGGTAATCGCCCCTTCTGGCCTATTGGTGAAACATCGCCTGTAAGAGGGCCTAACTTTGGCGCCGCAGTTGGCCAGCCGTAAAGCTGGCCCGTTGCCATCAACCCCCGATTGTGCTAGAGTCACACATAAACCGAGGAGTTCCCTATGACAGTTCCGGCGCAAGACCGCTTCACCTTCAGTTCCGGCAATGGTGTAACCACCACCTTTCCCTACACGTTCATGATTCCGGGAACTGTCGATGATCCGCAATTCCTAGTCTACCTTATCGAAATTGCAACCGGGATCAGGACCGATCTGACTGTCGATGTTGACTACTCTATCGCCGGCCTTGGTGTTGCGGCTGGTGGTGTGGTCACGTATCCGCTCAGCGGTACTCCGCTTGCCGCCACCCACCGCCTTGTCATCGAAAGCAATATGCCGTATGAGCAACAGACAGACGTTTACAATTCCGGCACACTGTATCTGAACGCTATCGAAGACCAGTTCGATAATACGACACGGCAAGTTCAGCAGATCCAAGACCGCGTCAATCGGACCTTCTCCGTGGGCATTGGGTATGAAGGGAATTACGAACTGTTTCCGGTGCCCGATAGGTTGATTGGCTGGAACTCTACTGGTACGGCTCTGGAGAACAAACAGTATGAAAGCGAGAGTGCGGCTGGTGCATACGCGGCGCAACTTGCGGCAGAGGCAGCCCAAGCGGCCGCAGAAGCTGCTGCAGCTGCTCTCCCGGCCATCACCGCCAACACCATGCTTGTTGATAACCCAGCAGGTACGGCGCGTGAGACAAAGACGTTTGCAGAGGTTAATGAAAAGCTCGGAGTGTTCGAAACGAAAGCGGACGCCTCCGCCACGACCATTGACGCGACGATCAAACGCGTGCGTCTTGAGGGTAACGCCGCGCTGGGAGACGGCCTTGGCGGGCTCTATGTCGACACTGACAACGGATCGATCGACACATTTACCAGCAACGGCGGAACGCGGACATGGTATCGTGCACTGTTCGATTCCCCGACTATTGCGCCTGGCGATGCGGGAAAGATTGTTGCGGTTAACGCAACCGAGGACGGCTTTGAGCTTGCTGCCGCATCCTTGCCGACGCCCTTCGTCGATGTCGCATCCGCCGCGACTGTTGATCTGGGGGCTGCGTCATCCACGTCTGTCAACATTACTGGCACTACGGGGATAACCAGTTTCGGCACGTCAGACCCAGAGGGTACTGAGTATCTTCTGCGGTTCGATTCGGCACTGACAATCACTGCAGGAGCAAACCTACTTACGCCGACAGGAGGTAACATTGTTACTTTTGCCGGCATGCACATGTTAGTCAAGAAGGATGCTTCAAACGTCTGGCGGATCGTTTGGTATACTAGCCGCTCAGTGACGGCCGAAGGAAGTTTCTGGCAGGTTAACAACACGACCGGATACACCAGCCCCAGGACGATCAATTGGCCTGACGGCGACGTGACTATTCCGGCAGGGACGTTGGCGACTATAATCAACGCGTCGCCTCTTGCTCCAACAACTTCCGGCTCAGCTATTGACTTTACCAGTATTCCGGCTGGGGTCAGGCGGGTCACTGTGTCCCTCGCCGGAGTTTCCGGCCGTGACAGTGCGCTGATACTAGTGCAGCTTGGCACTTCATCCGGTTTCGAAACAACAGGATATGCCGGAACAATTGGGACTAGCGGCTCGACTGCGGGCATCCCGGTCGGCGGCGGCGATGCTGCAAACTGGTCTCGCGGTCAACTAATTTTGACCCGCATTGACACGAACACATGGGCAGCCGGAGGGGCGAGTCAAGTCAACCACGGTTCGGCTCAAGCGATTGGGGGAAGCAAGGCGCTCTCCGGGGAGCTTACGCAGCTGCGCCTTTTTGGCCCTATGGCCTTCGACGCCGGACAGGCTCGTATCTTCTGGGAGTTTTAACATGTCGCGAATTATTGTTGATGTTGCCACGGGTGACATATCCGTTGATGAGGACTTTGTGCCGGAAGTGCCCGCGCCAGCCCCACCACCAACCGCAGACCAAGTAAACGCCGAGCGCGACCGGCGTATAGACCGTGGCTTCGTCTTCGGAGGGAACCTCTACCAGTCGCGCCCGGAAGACCGGGAAAACATCTCCGGCGCATCGGTCGCGGCGCTGTCCGCGATTATGAGTGGCGCTACGGCTGGAAACTATCTCTGGCACGGCGGAGCGTCTCCGTTTGTGTGGATCGCAGCCGATAACAGCGAACACCATATGGATGCGCAGACAATGTTTGCGTTCGGCCAGGCTGCTATGGCGCACAAACAGGCCCACATCTTTGCGGCGCGCGCCATCAAGGACACTGATCCGATCCCCACGGACTATACCGGCGACAGCTACTGGCCATAAACGCCAGCCAATCATAAGGAAATCTCCAATGAACCGTGCAGCCTTTTTCAAGGAGTTACAAAATGTCTGACAAGTTTTATGTCTACCGCCCTCTGCTCGATCTGATCGGCTTCACGGAAGGAACCGACAAGGGCGACGGCTACAACGAAACGCTGGCCTACGGCAAGATGGCTGACGGCATCAAGACGAAAGGCAAGGGCAAGGACGTGGCCCTTGTCGATATGACCCTGAAAGAGCTTGATGCCTTTCAAACCCTCATGCTGCGTGATCCCGACAACAACTGGAAATCTTCGGCTTGTGGGCGATACCAGATTGTCAGGACCACGGCCAGAAATATTCGCAAGGCTTTGCCGGACCAGTACCCTGCGGATCGAAAATTCGACGCGGCCTGTCAGGATGAAATGGCATGCTATCTTCTCGGCGTCCGCGGCATCGACAAGTACCTGGCAGGGCGGATGAAAGAAGACACCCTCATCAATAACCTGGCGAAGGAGTGGGCAAGCTTTCCCACGGCCGCCAACAAGGGTCATTATGGCGGACAGCACGCCGCCGTGAAAGCCAGCCGTGTTCGGGAAGCTCTTGCTGAAGTCCGCAAGCGCCATGCCGAAGGCCAGCCGAAAGAAATCGTCAAGGTCGATCATCCTGTCGTGCCGGAAAAAGTCGAGAAGGAAGTGCGGCAGAAGACTAACTGGCTGACCTCAATCTTCGGTGCAGGTGGTATATTTGCAGGCCTCGGCTCCTGGCTCTCGGGCATGGATACTGAAAAACTTCCGATCGTCGCGGGCTTCGCCATCGCAGGTGTGCTTGTCATTCTCCTGTTCGGCGAGTGGTTGGTGCGCCGCGTCCGTTCTATCAGGAAGGCGGTGGCCGATGCTTAAGCCTTATCTTTACGCCGGCGTTGTGCTGACAATAATCGGCGCCGCCACAGGCCTCTACGTCAAAGGCCAGCACGACGCGAAAGCTGCGGCGAAGGCCGAGGCCCGAAAAGAACTACTCGAACAAATGGCAGAAAGGAATAAGGTAAATGAAAATGTTTCGCGTATGTCTGCTGCTGAGCTTTGCCGCGAGCTTGGCGGGGTGTGGAATAACGGGCAGTGTGAATGACGGCGCTGGCTATTCCCGCCTGACGCCGAGCGCCGCAACTCGTACCTTCATCGTGACCGAGGACGGGGCATTTGCCCGTCAGGTCGTAGCGCATAATGCGCAATGCCAGCGTGATAAGCTTTGTAAGAAGTAAAGGAATTATTATGGTAGATGATTTCCATGGGGACAGCGCGACGTTGCTTATTCTCGATCGACTGAAAAGCATTGACGAAACTATGCGGATGGAACGGCAGTCGTCGGCTGTATCTCGGGAACGCATTTACAGTAAGCTTGAACAGACCGACGGCAAGGTCGATAAGATCGAGAACCGAGTTGAAAAGCTCGAACATGCTATCACGGCCATGTCACCTACAGTTGCGGAATTTGTTTCGTACAAGACACAGGTCGTGGGAGCGCGGAAGCTTGGCCGAGTCTTGTGGGTTACGGGCGGCATCCTTCTTGGCTGGGCGGCAGCCATGGTCGGCTGGTGGGACTCGATTATTAAATTCTTGTCCCACCGTTAAGCAGGTGGTGCGGCGCGGGGCTTATACAGTGTTGCGCCTTTTTCATATTCCCGCTCGAATATCTTCGACTTGCACATGAGGTCGAGAATGCGCTCGACGCTGTGGGCCGCGACGCGGTCTTGAAGGAACTCGATGAGTAGGGCTTCTGGTACAGCTTTCTTCCCATGCTTGTTGTATTCCATCCAGCATTCGTACCACAACTCGCGAATGGCTTTCTGCTCCCCACCTGTGCGCATGGCCTTGAAGATGTCAGGCATCGTGGCTTCGACCGACGCCAGCCAATCCCGCGCAATTTCAAAATCATCCAGAGTAATGACGAGGTCGTCGCCACGCGAAGCTGAACTAATCATGCAAAGCTTTGCAAGGTGGACGGTGCGGCGCGTGTTGTAATGCTGAAGCTTCGGGTGCGTGGGCTTCGGTGGGCCGTCCTTCCAGTCCCAGTCTGTAATCGCAGCCTTCGCCTCCTGGGTCCATGTAAACTTTCCGTAAAGCTTGCCAATGACTTTGAGGTCGGCTAGAAGCTTTTGTTCAATCTCCCTGTTGTTGTCGTCATCCTCCGAAAAGAGCTTGCGCTTCTGCACGTCGCCAGAGTAGACGAAGATTGTGCGAGACGTGAAGCCCTGGTCCCACGCGCCTTCCGGCAGCAGGTCGTTGAGGTAGGACGGCGTCGTGCCGGCTAGGATATTGATCTGCGGGTGCTCCAGCTTAAAGGACGTATCTTTGCCATACCGCCTGCGTTCCTTAAAAGGCTTGCCATCATAGATGTCGGTGAGGGTACCGATGAAGGCCGCGTCGTAGGCGTTGATGAAGGAAGTCAACTCGTTAGCGCAGACGAGAAGGGAATTGAAGCTGATGTGGGATGGGACTTCCTTCGGCCTGATGATACGGCGTTCGGCATCGCGCAGGTCGTCCTTGAGTGAGGCACTCGTCAGGGACGTGGATGCAAGGTAGTGCCCACCATCGAGGCCCGCCCCAAGCGCGCCCCACAGCCGCTCAACAAGAGAAGTTACCTCCGACTTGCCGACGCCTGGCGTTCCAACGAGGACGGTATAGAGGTGCGGGTAGAGGGGCTGCTTGCGAATATTTACCCAGGTCTTGCGTTCAAGCGCCCCGGCCACGCAGCTGATAGCAGACCAACGCTTGAAGGCCGTGGGGGAAGGAAGCGCCGCAGTGTATTCGAGAAAGCCCTCGATGAATGAGTCAAAGTTTCGTCCCTTCACAATATACCCCTCAATGTAAGTTTGCCCCCGACTTTTTCAATCGGGTGTTCAGTACGGCGGCGCAAGTCAGCGCCCTTCCACTTTATCATGCCGTCGGGATTGGGCTCAGCGCCGCGAGAGATTTCCTTCTCACTCGGTGCGTCGCCCCAATTCCAGCCGACCTTGGCCTCCGTCGGCACGGAGAACTCGCGCCCGCCTTTAAGCAACAGAGTAATGCGAAGCGTGTCTAGAAGAAGCTGGATAACGTCATCCGACATTTCCTCAGGGACTTGAAGTAGGATCGAGTCATGAACCTGGCAGAGAAGTTGAACCCATGAGAACTGGCGCCAGATGCGAAGCATCCCTGTGTTAATTTCATCCCCGGTCAGGCTCTGCGGTTCGTAGGCCACGGCCTCACGAAGGGTGGACTCGTCGGCGGGATTGCCATAGAAGAACCTGCGGCGCCCCATGAGAGAAGTGATGTAGCCGAAATTCCAGATTTGCTGCTTGACCCAGTTGTGCCAATTAGGCTCATGGCTCCGACCGTAAGTGGAACCGATGAGGGGGAAGGCGCCGAAGTAGCGGTCCTGAAAATCTTCGATCAGGGGCTGCTCAACCTTGGAGTGTCCGGCCATCGTCTTCGGTTGGCCGAGGTAATTGCTTCCGTGGCCTAGCTTTTTCGCCAGGTCTCGGTACGAGAAATTACGATACGCGATACCGTCAGCAATATCCCTATTACCTTTTGCGTCACCGGGCCAGGGAAGGTTCGACCAAGCCATCGAGCAAACTGTAGTATGAAGATCACCGCTTTCACAAGCATCCAGATACTTGCCAGCTTCAGTAGCACCATGGCTTTCGTAAAACAGGTTCCAAATGATGGCTCCGACATTACGGCTGTCTCCTTGTTCAAGATCGAGGTTGACAAACTTATAGCCCGGATCAGCTATGAAGATTTTCTTCAAGTCCCGGTCCACGTTCTGGAGGTTAGTGTTTCCTGTTACTGAAATAAAACCGTTCTCCCGTACCAGCCAGTAAGATGACGGTACTTGTGGGCAACCGACTGGACCTTCATAGTCTATGACTTCCCAATGTTTAGACAAAAGTTGCGCTTCAGTTCTTGGTTTAACATTAACGGCGTAAACTATAGAGTTATTGCCATACGCTTTATCACTGTTTTGCCGACTGCGGATAGTAGCTGAACGGCCCGTTAAGTGGCAAAGAGTCTGGAACCATTGGGCCTGTGTTTTATCTACCGTATAGAAAATAAAACTGTCATTACGAACATGCGCATCCCAGTGCTTGGCCTCTTCGAGCAAGCCCTCGGCGCTTTCTGGTGTAAGGCTTAATACCCATGGTCCCCATGTACGCGGCCAATCAGTTTCATTGCTGATAGAAAAGCGTCTATAGCCTTCTCTATTTGTTTGCCCCTCTTTGCAGTCTAGGCCATACTCATTTACTAGCCGCATAAGACGTGTGATCTTTCTTTCTTTTTTAAACGATCCGCGAATTTGTGTACCCTCAAGAGAAAAGTCAGCCATAAAGGCGGCAACGTAAGCAGGAACTTCCAGCGTTCCTCCAATGGCTTTCCCGGCGAGTGGTATATATATTTGACGTTTACCAAAGACCTCTTTAGCGGCAGAAGTTTTATACGACTCGTCGTGATAATTGCGCCAAAGAACTCGATGTCCGCCGGTGATAGCAAGTTGCGTTTGTTCGCTATTGAACTGCGCTAAGCCTTTTGCAGTCGTCCAAAAGAATGTGGCAGGGACAAAAGAAATATAACCGTTATCCCACTGAGCTATGCTATCACCGTCTTTCAGTTCCCCAAGCGGCTTCCAACCCGTAGGGGTCAAAGCCTCGGCAGTTGGTCTTACGCAGCCTGTGCCGAACTCGGACATGGAAGAGGACAGGCGGCCGGTAGTTGTGCCGGCGATGTTGAAGCCGGCTCGGATGCGGCCATCCGGGTCGATGCCTGTTTTGAGAAAGCCGATCTTTTTGTTCAGGTCGCGAAGCAGAAGGAGGTGCGAGCAGAGGGGGCCGGCGTAGTAATGCGACTGAAGCTTTTCGATTGCGTCACGATTAATCGTTGGGACGAGCATCCCCTTGGGATTGCGCTTTCGCACAGGCTTGAACTGCATCACGTCGTAGAACAGGTTCATCAACTGCTTCGGACTATTCCAGTCGATATCTACGCCGATGCCCTCGCGGATGATGCGGTCGAGGGCGTTACCGACTTTTTCCCGGCGCGCCTCGAACTCGGCCAGTACCGCATCGCGCTTACGGAAATCAATCCTGATACCGCGCATAGCCATGTCGATGATCGGGCCTTGCAGGGCACGGCTGAAGGCATAGGTTTCCGAGGAGGTCTCGTCAAGTTCACCAAGGAGAACTTCTAAGACTTCGAGCGTAACGCAGCAGTCGAGGCCGTTGTAGATGCAATCGAGGTCGTGCTGCGGCAGGGCTTGGAGGGCGGCGGGGGTTAGGTCGCCTGAGTTTATGATGCGGGCCACGGTGTTACAACTCCCTCTTCATTGATAAGCGCCATCGGCAGGTTAAGCATGTGGGCTACGGCACTCTCACCTGCAACGCCCTTGCTCTCCCGCCAACCTGGGGTAGATAAGACATAGAACCTATCGCAGCGGCGAAGCATATCGATGTTGTACTCCTGCCAATAGGCGAAGTCGGTCGGGAGTGAATGGCGGGCCGCAAGCTCGTGGCAGTGAACGATGGGGGAATATGTCCAGAGGGACTTGGCGAGAAGACCAGCGGTGACCTGCTCGGCCAGAAGGTAGCGCGTCCGCGTGATGAGTGGGTCGGGATGGGAATAAGGGCTGGCGAGGTAGATCATAGCTCTTTAACCTCTTTTTTAATCACGGCCACAATGGCCCACTTTTTGTTCAGCTGTTTTGCGTGGTGAATGGCGGCTGCTTCGGTAGAAAATACCTCATCTAAATTGCCGTTCTTTAAAACGATATAGACGGTCATCCTCAGTCCTCCTTTTTTATAGTCCCTGTTTTTCGCATCATTTTCCAGGAACTTTCGTTGGTATAAATCGTACCCAAGAACGCAAGCGACTTCTCCATTTCCAGCTGAAGGGCGTGGTGCAGGAGCATCGTATCGTGCTCGAAGTTCATGGGCGGCATACCGTAGCGCGCCCATAGGTACTTCAGGTCATAGCTGAAATTTTGCCCAACGCACTCCTTGTCCGGCATCGATGTGACCTCGCGGACGAAGTTCCAGGCCGCACGTTCCTCGCCGAAAGTCCGCCAGTAGTTTCTGTCCTGCTTGCGGAAGTCGATGAAGGGCACGACGAGGGCTCGGTCTGGCGTGGGGCTGAACCCGACCATTGTGATCTGGTCCCCTACCGTTTCGATGTCCACGCTAATCCGAGGCGCCGGATCAATGAAGCGGCGCTTGAACTCAGCCATGTCATCAAGCGTCGGGTCCAGCCAGATTTCACGGGAAGGCCGGCGAAGCTCAGGGAACTCCGCTTCTCGGGCAGCCTTTCGCAAATCAGCGAATAGAACTGGGCGAAGCTTCCATTCGCGGAGAAGGGCAGCAGGGTGGTAAGAGGGAAGCACCTTGAGTTGCTCAAAACCGCATCGGCGTGCGATTGCTGGGTCAGCGAGTGTCGGTGCCCCTCGGATTTGCTTAATGCCAGAGGTTTTACAGAAAGCCCATGCGGCACTGGCCCCGAGTGCAATGACAAGGTTTGGCCGCACCTCGGACACTTCAGCATACAAACGAAGTAGCTCTGACTCGTAATCTTCTCGAACATACTCGCCCCGCTTGAGGTATGGCATCCACTTGATGCCGAGGTGTTTCGGACCGCACAGGTTGGAAACGTCGTTGCGCGGCTTCGGCCTCAGATTGAAGACATTGGTGAAGTGGCACTGATCGCGGTTGATGCCGACGGCGGAGAGAAGCTTATGAAGCAATTTGCCGGAGGCCCCAATGAAGGGGACCCCGGCTTCTTCCTCGGCTTGGCCGTATGCTTCACCGCAGATGAGGATCTTAGGTGGACTGTTTGACATCGGCGCGCTCCGTGAAAATGGACTTGACTTCGGAGGGAATAAGCTGGGCCGACGAAAGATCGGCGTAGCCAGCGATGTCCTTCCAGTGGTCAAGTTCATTCGGATTGCCGCTGACGATGCGGGCGAGTTTGGTTGCGATCATGTCCACCACTTCCCACTGGACGGGAGTGAGGCGAACGCCGGCTGCTTGGGCCGTGTGGCGCAGTACGCCTTTGATCTTTTGCGCCGCGTCGGCTGTGTTGGAGAAATCGCCGTGCGTGGACTGACGCTCGTTAAGGATGGGGTTGTCGTATTTCATTTCAGGGCTCCTTGGTTAAAGATCAACGTCCGAGTTCCAAGCGGCAACCGCCCGTTCGTGGAACTCGGCATTCAGTTCTAGCCCAAGCACACGCTCGGCGCCGAGAAGCTGGGCTACCTTCACGGCGTTACCACTGCCACAGGTAGGATCGAGCATCGTGCTGTGTTCGTCGCAGACCATAGACAGGAAGTGGCGAAGCATGGGCTTCGGCTTCTCACTCATGTGGATGGACTTGTCTCGCCCTGGGTGGGAGAAGCTGTTTGCTTTTGCGCCGACGATGAGGCGGTCACCTCGGGAAGCGAAGAAAGCCGTTTCATAAGTTCGGCGGGGACCCCTGTTCGGGTCCGGCAAAACGCCAGTGTTATCCGACTTGTGCCAGACAAGAGGGAACGGCGAAGTTTTCCATCCGATAGAAGTGAGGGCATCGAGAGTCTCCTTGTAGTAGTCCATGCTGAACCAGAAGATGAGGTGGGCAGAGTCTTCGACGTGGCGCTCGGTCACGAGGCGAAGGGTGTCGATCAGGGACCAGTAGACATCGGGCGAGTCTTCGTAACCGCCCTGAAGTGCGGCTTGGCCCTGATCATGCTTGTCGGCATTGACGCCGTAGGGGAAGTCGCAATGGAGGAGGTTGAACTTGGAGCCGGTGTACTCGAGAGCCCAATCGTGAAAGGAGGCGTTGAGGAGGGGAACTGCCGGCGCGGCGGGAGGAACGGTGCCGGGCTCAGAAGAGGTACGATCTTCTGGCCCCTCCTCAACTTCGGTAGCGGCAAGCCGCTGAACTGCATCAACTTTCTTCCGGGCGTTGTCGCGCTTGACGATGCCGACAGCTACGGAAAATTTCGGAGCCTCGGTAACGCGGGCCGTGCCCGACCCAAGGGCCTTAGCGACGGCCAGTTTGTCCGAGGTGGAAGACCGAGACATACCGAGGGCTTCGGCCGTGGACTCCATATTCCAGGCCGGGTCTTGTGAAGCCTTCAGTTGATGGAACTTGGCCACCGCATCGACCTCGTCCTGCCACGACAGGTTCTTCCGCTTGACGTTTTCTTCAAGCTCGATGAGGTGGAGGGTGACGGGGTCGAGGGTGTCTGCGTACTGGATCGGAATATCCGTCCAGCCGAGTTGGGAACATGCAGTGTAGCGCCGCTCGCCGGCAATGAGTTTACCGTCGCGCTGGATGACGATCGGATTGATGAGGCCGACGGAGGGGATAGATTGCAGAAGGTCCTCGACGGAGAAGTCCTTGCGCTGCCGCTCGGCGCGGTCGATCCAGACTTTGCTGATGGGAACGATTTCAAAAACGCCACTAGTCATAGTCAACTCCTGCATCTTTAAAGGCTGCGCGCATTTGCGTCTCTGTAGGCATTTTAAATGTAGCCTTTCGTTGTAGGGCTATTATGGTTTTAAGCGCAAATATTTCCCAGGCTTCGTCGCGCATACAGCCTGCTGTTACTTCGTAGCCAACAAGAGCTTCTTTTATGCCTCTGGTTGTTTCTTTTTCCACTAAAGTCTCCCTTAACTAGTTAAGAAAGGGGCGGCTGCTACACCGCCCCTCGATGAAACTAGTTACGCCTCCATCGGCATGGTCTTCTTGACTTCAGCGAAGACCTGCTCCTGGTCGTTCGGGTTCGTGCGGTGCGAAATCTCGAACTTCACACGCTGCTTGACCGAGTCGGCGAGGCCTTTCTTGAGCGGGGTGCCCTCTTCCCAGCAGCCAACATGCTTGCCCAGGAACGTCTTCATGCGGTTCAGCGTGTCGTTGAACTTGCTTTCGTCGTTCTTGTCGAACATGAACTGGAGGCGGACCGGCATCGCCTTGCTGATGTCGCCGTCGTAGGCGTCGAGGTCTTCGACGATGTCCGGCTGGAAGTTGCCGAGCATGAACGTGACGGTTTCCCATTCGCCCTTCTCGGACTTGATCTCACCCGTTTCGTAGGGCTTGATGATGTCCCCGACGTAGATGCCAGTCGGGATCGGCGGAGTACGCTCGATTTCCTCGGGCTTCATGTCGAGTACGGATGCGAAAGAATTTGCCATTTGGGATCTCCTTTGTTGGCAGTTTTCTACGACTGGAGGGACTTAAACAGAGTGGCCATCCCTGTTTCCAGCGGTAGCTCGGCGGCGACCTTGAACGGGTTTTCGTTCTTGAGGTCGATCGTTCCTGTGGTCACTGTCTTGATAATGCGCTTGGCCATCTTGCCAGCGCCTACCGTTTCAGCCAGGACCATGTTGTTGAAATAGCGGGGAAGGACTGGGCCGAGCGCCTTGCCGATTGCGTTGGCGAAAGCTTTGCCGAGGTCTTCCTCGTAGCGAACGTGGGTGCAGACGATGACATGGGGATTGAAGCCGGCGCCTGTCATGTTTGCGATGTTGGACTGGATCATGTCCTGGGCCGTGTTGTACCACTGGCGTGGCTCACGAACCGAGGGGTTCATCGACTTGACGTACTCGAAACAGGCGCGGCCAAGGGCCGAAAGGGAGTCGAGGACGAAGATCGTCTTGCGGTCCCACTCGGCAGGATGGGAGTCGTCAGACCATTTGTCGAGGAGCTGCATGGCTTCGACGTAGGCTTTCGGCTTGCCTTTTACCCGCGGACCCTGAAGGCCCATTTCGTAAACGTCACGGCGCGTTTCGACATCGACCTGGCCAATGCGTTCCGGGCATTGGTTCAGGATGTATTGCTTCAGGATACCGACACCGTTGTCCATGTCGAGGATGCGAAGATTGTAGCCGGCCTCAACGAGGGAAACGAGGGAACCAGTCTTGCCGGCGCCGGAGTTGCCGAGATAGAGGATGCGTGTTGCATCGCCGGAGGTGTGTTCGGAAAGTTTAACCATAATTTATCCCTCGTCTACCCAACCGCAAGACCGGCACTCAAGCTTAACAGAAGTGCAAGAGCCGCAGGGTGGATTAATATGGCAGCTACAATTTTCAGAGTCCTGCCATTCTAATTTTCCGCTTTTGCACCCTGGGCAAACGTCACCTTCATTAAAACATTCTTGCACGTTAACCACGGAACCGGACCTCCTTGCCGTTGAGCTTGTAACTCGTAAAGCCGCCACTCGACATGACGAGAATGATAGTATACCCTTCCTGGAGGCCGAAGTCAACTGGATTGGTAGAACTGATGGACGGAGTCTGGCGCCGCTCGAGGCGGTACTCCTGGCCGTCGTGGAAAAGGACTATGCAGTCGCGCATTGCGTTACCTCCTTTTGCGGAAACATATACTCAACGCATTTGCCTTGCCCGATTGCGTAATCAATTTCTTTTTGGAGGCTGCTTCCGATGTAGCCTCCAAAATTAATCACCATAATTACGTCGCACATATCAATTTTCTTGAAGTGCAACTGATCGAGCATGATCTTGTTGGGCTCGTCCGCTTGCCCGTCCGCAGTCAGATGTTTCACGCCGGTTGGCTGGTCGGAATGGCCAAAGACACCTAGGGATATTACGATATGCCCCAACAATGTTAGGTGAGCATTCATCAAGTGAAATGCTTCAGGAAACCTTGTACTTCCGCAAAGTGTATAAACAGTCATGGTATTACCTCCTTTTGATGGGGTCCCAACGAGCCTCGCGGACAAAGTCGCCCGCTAGTATATTAGGCCGTACCCGAGGATCGCTACCGCAAACGCTACGGAAAGGGCAACCGCCGTAATTTCCACAGCTTGCTGTACGGCGCGGAAAATGCTGCTCGCGCGTGTAGTGGCGGGCCTCCTCGATCTTGTGCAGGGCTTCATCGTACCACTCCTGAAGTTGCAGATCAGTGCGGATAGTGAAGCCGCGCATGAAACGGCTGAACCCGCCGGCGATCTGGGCTGCATCGATGACGACGCCTTTGACAGGGGCGTTAAGGATGGCGCCGCCCGCAAAGCTGTAGAGGGACATCTGCATCGACGTGTCCCACTGGTTGAAGTAGTATTGCGACAAGGACTGGCCCGTCGTGTTATGTGTGACGGTGTAGTTTTCGGTCACATACAAACCATCAGCAGCACTTACCTTTATGCAGCAGGTTTCTTCATCTGCAACGCGGACGACCTTTGTAATGTATCGTTTACCGACTCCAGTTGGTAGTTCCGGTAAGCGAAGGCTCACTCGATATGCACCGTCTTTCCTATCCCGATAACGCGCTGTTCCACCGAGTGACCTAACTAAAGCGCAGATGTCCTTTGTCAGCTGAAGACTGGTGGAGTCGTAAATACGCGACTTACCATTCCAGCTGCCATCAGTTACTAATAGTCCGCGAAGGAGTTCACGACGCTGCTGCTCCGAGGCGAGAAGATATATCTCTGGTATAAACTTTTGTGCAGACAATTTATCTTTCAAGCCTAAAGCTCTGATCGACTTTAAAGTTTTGCCACCGGATATAGTCCAGACGTAATTGTCCGATGGACTCTTTTTGATAACATCTCCATTAAGATGTTCTGCTACGGCATCCGCCAGCCATATATGGCTAGTAGAGAGTTGAATGGAGTTTCCTCCCAAGTAACCGTCGCCAAGGAGTACCCCAAGTACAAACGGATGCAGGGGTAATTCAGCTGTTTCATGCTGAATTGGGGCTACCAGAGGTACGTGAAATTTTACATACTGTTTTGCCGTAAGTATGGTTTTAAGCTCAAGTGTCTTCCATGCCGAGGAAAACTGATCGGCAACGGTCCACAGGTGATCCTCGCCACAAGCGACATGGGTTCCGTCATTGAAATGAACTTGGTAAACTGGTGTTATTCCTTTTGGGAAAAGGCCCACTATCTCAGTGGCTAAGCCATCTCGTCCGACAACAAAATCGCCTATTTGTAGATCGCCTATCTTTACCCAACCCTTTTTTGGGGTAAGGACTTTTGTAGTCAATGGCTGAGCTTTTTGGTCCATGACGTAGGCCGCGCCGCCGTACTCAACAACTCGGTCGAGGTGGCCGCAGAGGACGACGCCGTTATCGACGTTGAGGGAAAAGGAAAGCTCGACAGCCGGCTTGCCATTGGCCAGGTGCACCACGTTCATCGGGTCTTCACGAAAGAACTCGGTGTACCAGATGATCGTACGGATGAGGTTGGCGCGGGTTTTTTCCGAGGACTCGAAAGCCATCGGGCCGCCGCGAACCTTGCCGTCGATTTCCAGGCGGAGCCAGGTAGAGCGAAGGGCTTCCCAAACGATTTCGGCCTGGGCGTCTTCAAAAGACATACCATCTGCGAGGTGCTTGTAGAAGTGTTCCAGGGCCGTGGCGTAGAAGCCGCCGAAGAGGAGGTGGACAGACTTGTTCGCCGGACGATAGCCCTCGATGTTGGTGTAGTAATAGTACCTGGGGCACTTGTCGTAGTTCTCGATGGACGTTGCATCCCATGCGAACTGAACGCCGTCGGCGTCGAAAGAAAGGGGCTGGGTCATAGGTCAATCCCATCGAGGTTGATCTTCGCGGCCAAGCTGCTCACGGCCTTCTGCTTGGCAGTCGGCGCCTTAATCGAGCCGGCCTTGACGTTGCCAGAGGCGAACAGGTGGCGAGCGTTACGATAGACGCGAATCAGCTCGTCGATGTCACCGCGCGTGAGGTTGAGCGGATCTTCGTCAAAAAGGCGCTGAATGTCGGAGGGGGATTTGGTAGTATCAATCGCTTGTGACATCGGAAGACTCCAGTTCGCGAAGGGCCTCTACGGTCGAGGACCGAAGCTTATCGACATGACGCGCAACGAGTTTGCGGATGGCAAAGGCCGCGCCAGTTTCAGGGTAGAAGTCCATAAGGGCATCGTAATCGCCCTCACGGAGTTTGAGCGTGTGCTTGTGAAGGCTAACCTTGGCCATCGCTAACTCCTTGTTTGACGATCCACAATGCGAGGGGATCGTTGGGTGGGGAAACAATCGAAAGGGACTGGAACGCTTGGTCGGACTTCCGTACTCGATAAAGTTTTTGCTTAAAGAGTGCGGCATCGGACGGCTGAAGAAGCCGGATGGCTATACCGAACTCAGACGCAAGAGCCCGGCCAAGCAGTTCCAGTTCCACTGACATAGGTCAGTCCTCGGACGGTGCGTAAAGCTCGGCCTCGTCGTCGTAGTATTCGCGGGCCATGTCCTCGTCCTCGCCCTCGTCAGTGTCCATGACGCAGACGTAGATGAGGGGGTTCGGATTGCCCTTGGCGTCGGCCTCGTGCTTAAGCAGGAAGGCGACGGCGGCGAGGTTGTCGTTCTCCTGCATCTGCGGACCGATGTCAGCAGCGACTTCCTTGGCGACGTAGCCGACGTGCTCGTCATTGACGATACACTTCAGGGCGTTGGGGTCGTAAGGGTTCTCGAACTCAGGCACGATGGCGATGCGGTCGCCGGGCTCGAGAAGACGGATGATGTTGACAGCGTTGCCGCCACGAAAGCGGGCGCCGCGCAGGGATGCGGTGTAAGTGAACATATCGGAAGGCTCCTTGTTTTCCGAAGAGTTTAGCGAGCCGCTCCGGTGAAGGTTTGCAGCCAAATCACCACCCCGACGGACCAGGGGTTTGAAATGGAGCGGCTCGGTAAGCTCAGCAGCCCGCCACCGAAAGGAACAAAGGTGGCGGGCTGGAGGGACAACGGCCCTGGGGGGTGAGGCCGTTGCCGAGGGGGTTAGCCCAGTTCGATGCCGGCGAGGGTCTTCTTCTGGTCCTCGCGCTGCTTGACGGCCTTCTTGGCAGCGGCGATGACTTCGGCACGTTCCATGAGCTTGGCAACGTTCTCGGCGAAGCGTTCCTCGCCGCCTTCCTGGGCCAGGTAGTCCTTCTTGGTCATGCCCTTCTGCTCGCGGATCATGTTGGTGACGAGCTGCGTGGCGATGCTCTTGGCTTCGCGCTCGACCGGATCGACAGGGGCACGACCGCCGCCGACGGAAGCGAGAGTAAAGACGTATTCGGCATCGTAGGTGGCGAGGTCTGCGCGGACCTGATCGAGGGTGCCTTCTTCCTTCGCGACCTTGATCTTGGCGCGGAAGTTGTTGGCGATGTTCTCGGCGCGGACCTGGTTGAGGGCCTTGGCTTCAGCCGCGGTGACGACGTGGCCTTCAGCGTAGGGCGTGGTGACAGTGAACTCTTCTTCATAGATGGTAATGGTTTTCGACTCGGCCATGATAGGGCTCCTTGGTTTGGGTTCGTCGGGTCCGTCATGGCCCGATTGCATGTATGACACTATATGGACTGGCGCGGCACGTCAACAAGAAAATGCGGAGGATGGGGGATGGTCGCAACAGTTTCTGGCGGAGCTGGTCCCCGCCCTCGATGGGCTATTCTTTCCTCCCCTTCATATAAGCGCGGGCGGCGCGGAAATCCCTGAACGTAACCTTGATGTGAGACTTGTCAGCCGCTTGCATGACGATAACGTTATCGGCGTCTACGAAGTTACGCGCGAAAAGCTCGCCGGCCATCTTGTTGAACGGCTCGATCACTCTCTCAGCATCAGCCAGGCGCTTCTCAAGCTCGGCGATGCGGGCAGCGACAGCACTTGCCACGGTAGCGCAGAACACACTGTTCTCCGGGCCTTGCAGGAGGTCGCTGTCCAAACTCGGTAGTGGGACGTGCTGGTTGATGTCGTTCCGCATGGCAACCATGGCAGCACGTGTGTCAATGCTGTTTCGACGCCAGGCCTCGTTCTGTCGCTCCAGCTCTTCAATCCTTGCGCACCGCCCCCGTTCCTCCAACCTTCCACGCTCCTCTGCTGCGGCGAGGGCGGCACGGAAAACCTCAATGAGATAAGCCGGTCCACCACATGATTTGTTGTTGTCAAACCACTGCATGGCCTCAGTGCCTCCAGCAGACCCTCCCTTGAAGTAGCCCCAAACCTTCCGCGCTTCCTCGATGTGTTGGGTCATGCTTCTTCTCCTTCCAGGTATTCCGCCGAATAGATGTACGTAAGCGTTTTCTTTGCCCTGGTTTGCGCAACATACCGTAGGTTTCGCTCCTGTTGCTGCTTCAGATCAATGAGATCGTCATCAAGAAAATACACGTCATTAAACTCAAGCCCTTTCGCTTTATGCACGGTCATAAGTTTGATCGGGCCGGTGGAGCTGAAGACCTTCTTCGCCGCCGTGATGCCGCCGCCGAGCGTTTCGCCCTGACGAAGAAAGATCCTGACGCAGTCGGCGCGGTCCCGAACCGAGGCTTTGTTTTTGGTCTTCGCCTCCGTCTTCTCCTGCCATGAAGCAAGCGCGATCATCGCAGCCTCTTGTGAAATTTCCGGCTTGCCGAGCTTTTCCATTACCTTCACCAGGCCGGCGGCGATGTCGTTGCCGATAAGCTCGGGGTAGCGGCCGGCCTTTAGTAGCCTGATGGCGGTATGGAAAAGCGGAGCGTTGTTTCGGCAGATGACCGTGGCCGAGGTGGGAAGGTCATGCGCGGACCAGGGCGAAAGCTTGGAGACAGTGCCAAGCTCGGCCGTCGGTGCCCATTGCATTGCAGGGGCTCGGGAGCGGGCTTCCTCGATCACGGACTGCGGGCAACGGAAGCACACGGTCAGGGGGAACTCGGTCATGTTGAAGTCCTGGGCCAGAAGATCCATCGACTCCTCGTGTGCGCCGCGAAAGCCGTAGATGGAGTTCCCTGTGACGATGCCATTAGCGATGTACAGGCCGTTGTGGTTAGTGCTTTCAGAAGACTCAACTTCTAGGGAATACACAAAACCCTCGTAGTGGTTTTCGCGGATTACAGCTGCTATCCATTCGACATCATCGCCGACAACGATTGGGACCTCGAACAAATTGTCCAATAGATTGCAGGCGCGAATAAGGCACTGCCGCCTGGTAGAGATTTGTTCTTTACCACCCTTGCGCCAAATAGGATACTCGAGTAGCATACCATGGTTTTCGAGGCATGCAATTGCACGGTCTTGGAAGTCAGAAATGCCCATCGCAATTTGCGACCAGCAATGATCGAGACGATCTTGTGTAATGGCTGTTTCGCCGGAGTTCAGAAAGCAAAGGTCTGGGATGCCATAGATGCCGGATACAACTGTTTCGTAAGCAAGGGCTTCCTCTTTTGTTCTGAAAGCCCTGAGAAGCCAGGCGTTGTCGGCTTTTTCCTGTCGTGCCCGCATTGCTATACCGAAGTTACCTGAGTCGTACATGAGAGCGGCTTTCCCAATACGGAATAGACCGCCTTTCTGCATGAGGTAAACGCCATGCCATTCTCGCCGGTCTTCTCGCAGTCTAGCCATGCACCGATGATTTGGTGTGGCGCTGTACATACGATCTACAGCAATGACGTCGATCAGTGGGCCACTGTATTCGCGCTTTGCAGTCTGCAACACGCGCTTGTCCCTGATCTTTTTATCATCACGGTGTAGTGAAAGAACAGTATCGCCCACCTGCAAATCTTCGATCTTCACAATACCTTTGCTTGTGAAAATCTTTGTTCCGGCTGGTTGGCACTGGCACCGGTCGCCTACTGCAATAATGCGCTGCTTGTCCGGAGCCTTGATAAGGCGGCGAAGCATGAGGTGGTTGAGGGCCGAAAGGTCCTGCGCCTCGTCCACGCCGATGACGCGGAAGACAGGGAAGCTTGCGCGGAAGACCGTCGGCAGGAGAAGCTGGTCGGCGAAGTCGATCTCCCCCTTGAAGCCGAGCTCGATGGATCGCAGGCTGACCGTGATGATAGCGGCGCGTTCGTAGTCCTCGAACTCATCTTCACAATGGGCGAAGAACTCGTCGTCGTCCATGAGGCGCAGAGAGGACTGAGCTTTGTCGTGCGCGTTGGGTATCCAGCCGCATGTCTTGCCGAACTGGACGGCCTTCTTCAAAGTGTTGAGGTTCTCGCGAAGCGCGGCCTGAAGATCGAGGTCCTGGGCACGGTCGATGTAGTCGCGGAGAAGCTGGTAGCTTTTATCATCGTTCAGCTTCAGACGCTTGCCGAGGTAGTCCTTCCAGACGCCGTGGCCGAGACCGTTGAGGGTTTTGACTTCGCAGGTAGAAGGAAGGCGCTCCTTCATTTCAACCTGGATGCGCTTGTTGAAGGCGAGGAAGAGCATGGACGTGCCGGCGAGGGCCTCAGCGATGCGAACGAGGGTAGAGGTCTTTGCCGCGCCGGCCAGGGCCGAAACGATGAGGTTGTCGCGAGAAGAGGCGACGAAGGAAAGAATGGCGGACTGTTCAGGTGTGGGAGGAAAGGGGGTCATTCGGAGGGCTCCTTAAATTTGCATATCTTTGGGAAAGCGCGAAATGATTTCAGGAAGGTTTTCCGCACAACGGAAATATTCCTCGCCGTCGCCGGCGAAGAAAATCTTGCAGCCGTTAGGCTTGCCGCCAAGTTCAGATTGCTGAATGGTTGAGATAGTGGCGACGTTGAAAAGCTGCGGCGCGGCACCGCCATGCTCGGTGAGGATGATGAAAGTTGGCATCAGGCCTTCTCCCCGTAGTGCCGCTCATAAAGCCCTTCGAGGACGCGCTTCACGCCATCAAAGCCCTCACAAGCGAAAGCCTTCATAGTATCAGTTTGCGCGTACCATTGGCCGTCACAGACGCAGGCGCGGCCTTCGAGCCAATCGCATTTTTCAACCATCGGCGACTCGGTATCGGAGGCGGTGCGCTCGTTGAGTTCACTGTGGGCAAAGATGCCCATGGAGCGGGCATCAGAAAGATTTACGCCCTCGCAGATTGGACCGTAGTTTTCCTGAGAGGGCCAGTGGCCTAGCGGCGCTATGCCTGTGTTGATGTGGGCGACGATGGCACCTTGCTCGCCGCGAAGGGTGAAGTTAAGCTCAGTGCCGTGCTGGCCAAACTTTTCAGTATTGTAGCCCGGCGTGGAGGTGACGAGGAAGTCGGCCATGCTAGTTTCCTTTCTGGCGAAGCCGTGCTTCAACCTGGCGCGTGACAGCTTCCAGTTCGAGCCGGGCGTTGTGAAGCATCTGGGCCTCGCCGGGAAGAAGGTCCGGCGAAGCTGCGAGGGTGGTGATGTAATTGCAAGCACGGACAAGCTGGCCGTAGATAGCCCAGCGCCGGAAGTTGTTTGCGCGGGCCATCAGAGGGACTCCGTGTATTCGAGGCCGCGCTTGGCTTCGGCCCTGATTTCGTAAACGAGCAGGTCCTTGCCTGTGCCGGCGATCCAGGCGTTGCAAACCTGCAACGCATGATCGATGGTGAAGGCCGAGACGGTAAGGCCAGGCTCAATAGGCGAGGCCGCGATGTCCATGAGCTGGATGAAGAATTTGCGCTTGTGCATGGGAGGGCTCCTTAGAAGGGGATTTCGTCGTTGAGGTCCTGGACGAAAGCGGTCCGCCCAACAGCTGCTCCGCCGATGGGCTGAAAAGTCACGGCATTACTCGCCAACTTCTTCGCCATTTCTTCCAGCGGGTTGATGAGGGACTCGTCCATGTCGATGGACTTGCCGAACTCGGCGGCGCGGCTGACGAGCTTGTAGAACTCGGCCCGCTCGCGGTCGGCCTTCGCCGGAATGGAACTGATGTGAGAATGGATCTTGGTCAGGCACTCGGCAATCGGACCAGCGACGTTGAAACTGGTAATGTCAGCCTTGGGGCTGACGCGATAGCTGATGCCGATGTAGTCGTCGAGAGAAGCATGGCTGTAAACAAGCGAGCTTGTGCTGATGTTGCAGCACTGCTTTTCTTCAAGCCGTTCTTCGAGGCGGTCGAGAGCGTTCTTCAATTCCTGTTCCATCGCGGGTTCCTTTCGAGGTTGCGAAGACTTACAATTATAGCGGGACTGGGGCGGGCTGTCAACCAGCCCCAATCACTGACGTTAAAGACTAATATCGTCGAGGTTGATAGGGAATGAAAGGTCAATGTCGGCTGTAGATGCCGAGGCCTTGGCTTCAGCCGCAGCATGTCTGAGTGGTGCATTAGCAAGGTGCTGCTCGAAAACGCGTTGCGCCTCGGTGAGGTCGAAACAAGCTTTCTCAGCGGCGACTGAAAGGACTGGGTCGTAGGCTTGGCCCCGAAGATGGATAAATGGTTCCACCGCGTCAGCCCATTTTACGATAACGTCGAAGAAAGGAGGGGTTCCTCGCCGCCAAACCTGGACAAGGTCGATATTGTCTGGTAGGTTAATCTCGTGGCGCATCGTCAGGCCCTTTCGTTGCCATCAGGATTTTCCAGTTGACCGGATCGGCTTTGACCTGGGGCCAATGGGCGCGGGCCACTTCGAGGGGGCGGACGTTGTCCTCTGAAGTTTTTACCTCCAGAACTTCAATAAGGTGCCACCAGCCGGTGCCGTCGTGGTGGGCGAGGTAGTAGGTGGAGGTCATTGTGCCATCTCCATAATTTCTTCTGGTGTTTCAAGGACACTGACGCCGACCACTTCTTCCGCAAAGGCGGCGGCAAAAGCAATGCTGGTGACGTAAACGAAAGTTTTATAGTAGGCGCCATTAGCGGCACGTTCACGGCGGGCCTGGTACTGGCGCATATGCGCAACGAGCTTTGGATTGACCCACAGGGGTTCTGTGCGAAATGTCTCGCCGGCAGCTGGACTTTTGTACCCAGTTAGTTTTATGAACTTTGTCATTTCGTGCTCCCTTTTACGGTAAATCGCTTCAAGCACTCGGAGCAAAAAGCGAAGGTTTCAGAGGTGACGTGACGGCCGCAGACCGTACCATCTGGTAGAATCGTCGCACATTCCCAGTTCTCGCGAAGAAGATACGGAACATGGAGGTGCGGGCTAGTCGAGGTCAAGTCCGGCGTTTCGAGCGAGCTGTCGAACGGTATCTTCGAGGTCGTCGAGAGGCGTTGCCGTCGAGTTTTTGGGGTGGTCGTAGGAAAGTTCAACTGGGCCTCCTTCAGGCGTGGTGATTTCGGCCAGGAAGTCTGCCTGGCGAATGGTGAGGTGGATGACGCAGGGGTCCTTCGGATCGATTCGAGCTACAATGTCGTCGTAGGGGGAAGGCGGGACCTGGCCGGCGGGAAGATTTCCGATCCGCTCTCGCTCGTGGTTCCGCCAGATGCGAAGCCAGTTGTAGATGCGGGATTTGAAAGTCGTGGCTCGGGAGGGCTTCGGAAGCCGGAAGCTGAAACCGCCGTCGGCCACGGCCTTGTCGAGGACGAGTTTGACATCGGAGTAGGCATTGAGGGAACGGGAGGATGGCACTGGTTAGACCTCCGAAAGGGAAAGAGGGACGATGAGAAGGTCGGAGCGGGAGCGGCCCTGGTCTTCATAAACTGTATAAACGCGAAGGCATTCACGAGGGCCAAGAGGTGAACTTTCTGTCCAGTCGCTTGCCGCCCGAGCCTGACCTTTGGCCCACATTTCCACAAACTTCTGTGCGGCGATGCTGGTAGCGAAGAGGCGGGGCGGAAGGTTGTCGGCTTCTCCCTCCCAATAGGTGCCGCCACGTTGCCAGGCTGCGGAAAGGAAGGCCTGAGTTTCTTTGTGCCTGATTGCATAGTAGATCATTCGAGACCTCCGGAAGCTTCGAGGGCCTTAGCCCGCTGGTGGATAACGACGCCGGAAAGGAAGGCAAGAAGCCCTCCGAAACCGAGTACGATGGAAAGGATGATGGTGGCGCAGGGCATTAGGCAATACTCCATTCATAGTCTTCGACGGTCATGACGGCCTCATTTCCATCATACTCGTCGATGCGGTAGCGTGTGCCGGCTGGAACGTCGGCGATGCAAAGTTCAGCGTAAGCGCCATTGGCCGCCGGCCCAAGTTCCTCGACAACTTTGACGAGAACAGGGTCTGCCCGATTGATGCCGCGGTCAGGCCAAAGTTTGGTGCAAGCCTCGTCAAGATACCAGTTGGCGAAGCGGTCGCCAAAGGCCTTAAAACGGTCGTCAATCCGTTGGTAAAGAGTAATACCCTTCAGCTCGGCGTAGCGGAGAATAGCCGCCTTGCTGAGGGAAAAGCCGCCGTAGCGGGAATTATAAACGATCTTGGTCATCAGTTCATCGCCTTCTTGTTAAGTTCCAGCTTCTTGCGCTCGACAAATTCTTCGAGGGCGAAGTGGTGGTTGAGGCCGCGATTGTCGCGGAAAATTTCCTCCACTGCGTGGACGAGGTCTTCGTTGCAGAGGCCAAGGGCGCGGCCATGCTCCTTGTCCCGCTCGATGGCGCGGAGTTTTGCCCTTTCTACGAGGGATGCCGCCATGGCGCCGCTGACGATATCGGAAAGGCAGAAATGCAGGGCGCGGTGTTGGGAAATCTCCGGCCCTTCCTCGGTCATGCGGAAGCCTACTGCGGCGAGGTCCTGGAGGACATACTGCGGATGAAAGAGGGCTTCGGCGGCGGTTACGGCCAGGTCCTCACGACGTGACGATGGATGGACAGGGAGGGAAGATACAAGGGCCTGAACAATGTCGATGACTTGCTCGTAGCCAGGGCGCTCTACCTTGATCTTCCTGCCGATACGGCCGTCACGGAGCAGGGCCTCATCGATGTGGTCCGGCCGGTTGGAGGCGAGGATGATGAAGGCGCCAAGCGAGGACATTCCGTCGAGTTCGGTCAGGAATTGCGCCACGGCGCCCTCGTTGACAATGTGGCCGGAACCGCGAGGGGTGAGGAAGCTGTCTGCCTCGTCCATGAAGATGAGGAGTTGCTTGGAGTAGTGTTCGGCGTACTTCCGAGCATAGCTGAAGATGTCGCGGATGCGTTGCTCCGTTTCGCCGTACCACTTCGACTCGAGTTCCGGGCCGTTGATGAGGAGGTAGTGCGGGGCGTCGAGGGCCGTAGCGGCTGCTTTCGCTAACATCGTCTTGCCGCAGCCGGGTGGGCCGTAGAGCAGTACGCCTTTCGGCGGAAGGGTGCCGTAGGCGCGGAAAAGATCGGCGTGCTGCACCGTGTCCTCGATGGAGAGGCGGAGGGCTCGCTTTGCCTCGTCGTTGCCGATGATGGCGTCCCAGGTAACGTCGGAGCGCGTTTCGTGGAGCCACTGCTTGACAGCGGAGGCGTCAGGGGCGGAAGGGCGCGGAGGGGCGAAAGGGTCAGAGGACATCTTACTAGGATAGCCCTTCATCCTTTCCCGCGTTATCCTCTCCATTTCTTCTACCAGGCGCTTGTAGTCTGTTTTTGAATTAAAAATACTCATCTTTTGTTTTCCTTTCGGGTCGTAGGGGGAACGTGGTTTATTCGGCGGCTCATGCCTGGCCATTGTCACGCGCCATTGGAGGGCTCCTTAGAGTTTCAGGTCAGAGAGGATGGAGAAGTCGATTTCGACCTCGAGGTCCGGCGCGGCCTTGAACTTCTTAGGGCCGGGACGGAATG